GACTACTTATAGGGCGTAGCAAGCGCTAAGAAGGCTATATATCAGAAAGGTTTCTAAGATTTCAAAAACGGAGTTTTGAAGAGCAAATTCGAAGCAATGCAGAAGCGGTACGAGGCATCGTACGACCCGGATCCAAAACCACGACTTATTTTTAATCCAGACCCCAGTATAAAAGCTTCAGGAGCTTACCTGAATAAGGTAATGGTCGATGGTATAAGATAACTAGACGGAATCCTTGTTGGTAAGAACAGCGAGGAAGTATCGAAAAGAATACTTAGTGAGTATCGGAGACTTAAAGACCCGGTTCTCTTTTGCTATGATGGAAGTCAACACGACTCCCATTAACACTACAAGTTAATTCAGATAGTGGACAATTTTTTCCTAGACAAACTTGGATCTCACTGCATGGGTATGACCGAAATTCCCCATGCCATGTAAGGAAGATTGTTGAAAGAGCTTAAGAGAACTAAGACCCAGTTTTACGCCAGAGACCCCGAGAAAAAAATTAAGGGTAACTGGATAACTGGTGAAATAAACGGCACCGTTTTTAGTGGCCATGCCACTAAGACAACACTTGGTAACACTCTCCGTGTGCTCCTTTATGCTAAATACATTTAGCATTTATCAGGAATAAATGATTCCCAGATATCTATCAATGTCGTTGGCGATGACTGTCTCATCATATTGGACAGAGATTGCCTCAGTTCATTCCAAACTCACTTCCACAGTGTGTACAGGCTTATGGATAAAGATGAGCTTAAACACCGCCGGGTCCAGGGACTCGGACAAGCTGTTAAAGAGATTTTGATAGATGATCACAGATTCTCATTTCTTTCCAAGCTAGGTTACGTTAACTCCCAGCAGTGTTTGTATGTCAGACATCCAAAACGTGCTATATAGGGGGGAAACTATACCACAAAAATCCAGACAAAAGTCAGGAAAACCGGGTGCCTTAGCATTGCTGAGTACAATTGGTGTGTTTCAAACTCACTAGTCTCACAATGCCTGGGAGTGCCGGTTATGACAGAATACATTAAGATGAGGTTTAAGACAATTCCTCACTTAGAGACTACGAAAGCTTGGAGATTTTATTAAGAGAATTGGGAATTTAAGGTCCATGAGAATAAGCTTGACTATAGTGGCTATCGGGACCTTTTCCACCAGATATTCGATGCTTTTGTCACTGAAATACTATGTAATGACCCAACTGACATAGTATATTTTAGGGACCGTCTAGAGAC